GCGCCTGTGGTTGAAGTCGCAGTACCAACACCGGTGGTCGAAGAAGCAAAGGCACCTGCCGCAAAAGTAGAGCCACAGAAAAAGGCCGCTCCTGCGAAGAAAGCAGCCCCAAAAAAGCCAGCGACAGATAAGAAGCCACCTGCTCCTAAAAAACCAAAAGCTAAGCCGGCAGCTTAAGACTCTGTTCGTAAAGTGCAAAGCTGGCTAAGTTCTTAGCCTTGCTCTCGCACATAATATCGAACTGATCTCTAAAACTCAGTGCCCATTCATTTACTGCTGTATTCCAATAGAAGTTTGAATGAGCCCTGAGTTTTGCCTTCTTGTGTCCGCTTTCGATCAGCGCATCAAGGGAGGGAAAGGTGTCTGTGGCATGGTCAATAACAACGTCTTCCCGTGAAACACTATAATGTATAACAGGCCTAACACCACGCCAACTATCAATAATCCTTTTAACACGGTCATCATTCGGGTCAATATATTCTCCAGTTTTAATCCAATGGTGATGAATGTCCATAACCAATGCACAGTCATTGACTAGTTCAATGCTGGAATCGATCCCCCAAGTCATTTCATCGTTTTCGATTGTAAGGGTATTTCTTGCTTCCGGAGTCATCCGTGCCAAAGCACTACGGATACCGGCTGGGCCTTGTCGGCCAGCGATATGAACATTGATCTTAAAATCTTGAAACGTTTTACCATACCCCATCCAGCGAGCCATGTCCACATGATATTCAAATTCCTCTATTGAACGTTCTACAATACCCGGGTTATCACTAGCCAAGACAGTAAACTGACCAGGATGGAAACTAAGCCTAACGTTATTCTTGCGGGCCAGATCGCCCACGGTTCGAAATGCTCTTTCGCAATAGGCTCGGACATCGGGAGTCCGCCAAAACCAACTCCAAGTTGGCTCAGTGTACACAGGAAGGATATCGCTGCTGAGTCGTACCATTCTAAGATTTTCATCCAAACTCCCTACTCGTTCTACAAGCAAGCGGCATGACTCGATATTCTGTTCCATTAAGGACCAGAGTCTTTCAGTGGCCACATCCTTGGTCTGTCTATTTAACCAGGCCACTGTGGTAGATCCTGTGTTATATTTCTTGCAGTCGTCTTTGATATTAATGCCATTAATTTGGCTAGGACCGTCGATCCACTTACAGGCAAATCCAATACGTTTAATCATTCTTTTGCTTTCGCAGAAATCACATTGGCGATACGGAAGGAGCGCCATTCCTTTTTATCCAAACACCAGACGTTTAACACATCTGAATTGACTTTCTTTTCTTTCTTAGGAATCGGAAAGTCGATGGGATTATCTGTGTTGGTTTCGTGTACAGGAGGCGGAGGTATCAATGATTCATTGAGTGTACAAGGCATTGTACGTACTTCGCCATTTATTTTGGTAAATTCTACAATGCACTCGCCGGTGTGCAGCAGGTCGGATAGTTGTTCACGAGTAGTAATAGTCATACAACTATTATAGCATCGTCAGCACCAGTTGTCAACTACAAATTTATCTTTAACATCTTGAGGTTTTGGATCACCGTGGAATACAGTAACACAACAATCTGGATGCAGTTGTATGGCATGATCTTCTTGTTTGAACTTTCTCTTACCTTCGACCATGGTTAATTCTTCTCGACTGCGGATCTCCCACTTATAACTCTGTATCCACTCCCTAGGCCAAAATCTAATCCTGTCTTTACCTAGCTTCCAAATCCAATCTTGATCTCCTTGCAGACGCATGGCTTCTTTAGGATTGGATTTAAATTGATCCCAGATGTAATTCTGACTTCCATGATCCCAAGCCATGACTGAACTGTTGAGATATTTCCAATTGGCAAAGAACTTGCGATTGAAATCGTGTATGCCCATGAACTGATCTTTAAACATCATAGCTAACTTATCTATATTATCGTGTATGACCACGTCTAGATCAAAGTATAATATTCTACCAGCTAATGGAAGTTTGTGATCGAACATGTGAACTTTATGCCACCAACCTTTAGAATAGCCGGCATTCTGTTGATAGATTGATCTAACGCCAGGTATTGGATGTTGATCGTCGGTGAGACAGGCAAACTCATAAGGAATCGTCATATGTCTAGCTACCATATTCCGTAGTCTTTCTACATATTCGCGACCATATCTATTACCAAATCTCACACACAATATGGTAATTTGGGTACCGGTGGTCTGTACTACCAGTCTTTCTTTTTCCATACGACGCAGAGCTTTTTGTTGCTTACGCTCTTCTTTTGAAAATTCCATCTATGGCCACCAAGTCTTTTAGTATTTCGCTCAAATCGTCTAGCTTGATCATGTTAGGACCATCGCTAGGTGCATTATCTGGGTCTTCGTGGCATTCCATGAATAACGTAGAAACACATCCAGTGGCTATAGCAGCTCTCGCCAAGTACGGGACCATGGTCCTATCGCCTCCAGATCTTTCCCCCATTCCGCCAGGTTGTTGTACAGAATGTGTGGCATCAAAAACCACTGGATACCCGGTGCTTGCCATAATAGGCAAACTACGCATATCCACAACAAGATTATTGTATCCATGAGTGTATCCTCTTTCGCATAGCATGATGCGTTCATTACCAGTCGAAGCAATCTTTGCCGCAACATTTTTCATATCGTGCGGTGCAAGGAACTGTCCCTTCTTAACATTAATAGCACAACCAGTTTCGCCTGCGGCCAATAACAGATCAGTCTGCCGGCATAAAAACGCTGGGATCTGTAGTATGTCTATACCGGCTTCTGCACATTCTTTGGCATGCCATGATTCGTGAATATCGGTTAAAACAGGCACACCAAACTGATGTTTGATGCCATTAAGAATTTGTAAGCCTTCCTTGATGCCAACGCCTCGTTTAGTGGTAATACTACTTCGATTGGCTTTGTCAAAACTGCTTTTATAGATTAAAGGAATACCAAGCAACGCAGTGATAGCAATAAGTCTAGCACAGGTAGCTTCCGCATGTTCTTGACTTTCTATCTGACAAGGACCAGCTATAAGAACGAACGGAAGGTCATTGCCGATCGTAAGGGAGTTAATGTTAAATGTACGCATATTATTATTTACCAATGTCTGATGACACCAGCAATAATAAACAGGTTAGTAATGATATAGGTTAGTACAATAATGGTACGAACAAGTGCTACTGAATCAGCTTCTTGATCAGTAGCACCTGATTTTTCACCTAATGCTTTAGCCCATAAACGCCAAAGCCTTTTCATTAGGCCTCATAAATTGCCGAGTTGCCAGCGTGTTCAAATACTTCAGCACTGCGAAGTTTGACACCTTGACCAACAGGATAACGTGCTTCAAACACACGACCATCCGGATGTGTCCATCCGCGACCTTCTTTGTATGCTTCTAGGATTTCATTCATAGTTCGATAAGCCAACTCAGCAAACTTTTCGCATCCGACTGCTTCTACAATACGTAGATCCAGTACGCCGCCTTCTGCTTGCTTGCCTAACTTAGCCAGTTCTTTGAACTTTTCTAGATGAGGATCATCACTGCCCATTACAGTAGTATGATCAAACTGCCACTCGCTCCATTCTTTAAATGCTTTGAGTCCACCGAAGTCCATGACCCAGTTGCGGTCATCTAAGGTTTCTGATTCGAATATTAATTTGATACCGATTGAGTATCCGTGCAGTAATGAGCAATGTGAATGCGTACTTCTCCACTGTCTAAAACAGCATGATAGTCCGCGGTCGTTGCCGTAAGTTTTTGTTGAAAGATATTTTGCCATCTCTAGTCTCCTTTATATAGGTAGCAAGTTTGATGACTGCAGAGTGTTTAGAGAGGGATGATGCCATAGAGTCCTCTTTGTGTGTATTGTAATATTATATTACATTTCTATTTATAATGCAATGAAAAGTCAGAAATATTTTTCAAAGAAACATTTTTATTTTGCCATTCTCGAGGAATCTGCCATTCTGTATCATTGACTATGAAAAAGTTTGTGTTAGGAAAGTATTTGAATATTTTAGAAATTTGGTAGACCCAATAACTGTAGTCCACCGGACCAGCTTCTTGTTTAGCATAATGTTGTGTTCCTTTATAGATATTATTAACTTTGTTTCTATAAGGGTAAAGATCAAAACCTAATATGTAGATATTTTTAATTCCTAAACTAGCTGCCAACAATATAGCGTATCCACCACTGCCCCAGTGTTCGGGTTGATCCTGTTTGTGTTCTCCCGTGTACGGCAGATCCGGAACGATTCTTATATTTTTATTCTTTCTTATTTTTCTGAAGTAATGATGCCAGTCTTCTCTGACGTATATTAAAGTATCGACTGTATTGGGATTAGTTGTAGCTTCGTCTGCCATTCTTCGATCGCAGCATATCAGATGATCAACTGTTATATCCCTATGCAGAGCATTGCACCCTATTAGAGTAAAATGATTTTTAAGTTGATTGAGATTTATTGCTCTTCGGCTTTCACCGTTGCCGATAACAACAGCATCCATGTTTTATTTTATTTCGCCGAATGCGTTCCACATGCCTGGGTTTCCGGCCTGTATGCAAACCCATCCTATACATCTTCCAGGCTGCGGATTTGAATTCCACATGATATCTCCCTGATTAAATGCACCGCCCTGAGGAGGTTCTATTCCACTTAGGTGAAGTTTATCATTGAACTTGATTGCACCGCCTACGTGTAGGCTGGTTCTAGAGTCTGGAGTGCCTACATTTACCCCTAGGGTTCCGTGTATTGATACTTGTATAGGCCCATTGTTGCGATTACCTAATTCAATATTGCCACCAGCACTGATAGATATCCTAGCAGTATTGTCGGTTAATAGTTCTAGATCTGCGCTGTTGAATGTACCTATACCTGCTCGAACATATTCTCTCGCCCCTAACACTAATTCTATTCCTTGATCAGCGATGCTTAACGCAGCATTTGGTTGTTCAGTTCCTAGTCCTAGTCTATCAGTAATGGCATCATAATATAGATATTGGTTAACACTCATCGAACCGTCGACTACTAATCCTTTTAACCTTCCTAGCTCTCTAAGATTGCTTTTAATTATGCTTGTACCTAATTCGGAATCATCGATTACCTTAACGCCGTTGACCGAGAAGTTTTTACCTTTAGCTAGGTCGATGTTTTCAGAACTGAAGAATTTATCTGGTCCTGCATGGAACAGGAACTGTTTGGTATGACCAGATCCTGACCATATAAATCCTTTTCCGGAAATATCATCCTTGAAGTTTATGAATTTTAATCCGTCTATGACTGATTCATCCTGACCTTCGGAGATTACTTCGCCCATCAACTTCAACAGTGATTCTAATTTTTCTATTCTATCGGTCATGTTTTTTAACTTCCAATTTTGCCAAACGGTGCCCATATGCCAGGACTTCCGGCTTGCAGGCAAACCCATCCAACATATGCATTCATTCTAGGTTCTATGTTCCACACGATATCTCCGGCATTGAATGCTCCAGCGATAGGATATGTTTTGTCGTATTTCTGTAAACGCCCGTTGAATTTGATAGATCCATTTACATGTAAGTCCACTTCTGGATCTGGGGTATTAACTTTGATCGCCAACTTGCCATGTACAGAAACTTGTACAGGCATAGACTTGGTATTGCCTAGTTGTATATTTCCAGATGCACTGATTGAAATTCGTGCGGTGTTATCTGTTACGATATCAAATTGCTGGCTAGCATATGTTCCAACTATTCCCCGAACACTATCTCTGGTTCCTAACATCACTTCAATGGCATCTTCAGCGACAGAAAATGCTGCATTGGGTTCCTCTGTGCCTAACCCTAGTCTATCTGCAGATCCATTATAGAACAAATAGTTATTGATGCTGACTGAGCCATCCACTATCAATCCTTTAAGCCTTCCTAGTTCTCTAAGACTACTCTTAACCACGCTGGTACCTAATTCTGAATCATCTAATACTTTAATGCCGTTTACACTGTAATGTCTGCCTTTGGCTAGATCTAAAATCTCAGAACTAAAAAATCTATCTGGACCTGAATTAAAAACAAATTGTTTGGTATGTCCTTGCCCGGCCCATAACATACCTTTTCCGTAGATGTTATCTCCACTGAATACGATTGGCGTATTTTTTTCAAATTGTATATCAGCTTTGATTTCTTTGACTTCAAGGATATCAACTGATAACTTTTTAGTTTTAACCTCTTCGGAAAATATAGTTCCGTCTACTGTGAGATTTTCTTGTATATTTGAAACTTTAAGAGTCGTGATCGATACGGCATCGTCTCGAACGACGAGTTGTTCTTTGCTAGCGAGATCGGTGATCCCGGCACTGGCAAATTTCAGTATCTTTCCGCCGTTGATATGATCGCCGCTGAGCGATCGTTTTGGCATTTTTTCGATAAATGTCAGAGGATTATTTAGAAGAGATTCTGGATCTTGTTTTTCTAATTCATCTGCTAACGCGGCTAGTACTTGACGAAGGTTGGTTTTATTCATGGTACTGTATTTATCAGCCAAAGAAAAAGCGGGCCTGAGCCCGCTTTTACTGTAAATTTACTTTGTTATTGCACTTTTAACAACACAGTATCTTCGTTAATACGTCCGTTGAGCTTGATATCTACAGCCTTGATGTCCTCTAAGAACTTACGCAACTGTACTTTGCCCGCAGCCTTGAACTCTTTCAACTGTTCTTCTGGCTTACGCAGAGTCTTTTGCACACTCTTGATAGGATCAAACCCAGTTAAGCTGGTACCTTTTACACCCAATTCTTGATATTCAGCGGCCACATACTTACCCAACTTCCTAGTTTTGGTATTGAAAATCCAAAGCTCTTTGGCGCTGATGATATCTGTGGGATTAATAGATACCAGTTTGAGTTTTTCTTCCGACTTTAGATATTTGAGCTTAGAAACCAGCTTGTCTTTTGGAACCGCTTTCTTGGCTCGAGGCTTCTTATTAACCTTGGCTTCTTGCATCAACATGTCGCAGGCACTGAGAATCTCGTGATAGAACAATGTAATCTTCTTAAGATTTGCTTTGCTAAGATGGCTATAACCTTCTTTAAGCTGTTCGTCTTTGGTGGTAGCAGCTTCAACTAGCTCGTCGTGTTGGCGTGTGTACAGGTCTTTGATAATGCGAGCATGGGCCGCCTTGACTTCTTTACCACGTAATAGGTTCAACAGTTTGAATGCTTTTGGATCAAATGTATCTGGATCTTGAGCGAATGCTTCAAGAGCATCTTCGATTTCTTCAGTCATCCTATAGCTTGCTTCTCGAACACGTTCTTGAATGCTAGGTTGTACAACTACAGAAACAGAAACGTCTGCAACCTCATCGTTGTCAGTGTCAAACTTGCCCTCATCAACTACTTTAGAGATAGCCTCTCCCAACCACTGTGCAGTATTTCGACCGTCGTTGAAGTCTTCTCGTACAGGCGGCATCCCTCGTAGCAGATTGGCTGCGATAGCACCCATAGTAGTTCCGCATCGATTGTCTTTGGTCTTTTTAAACTGGGCGATTTGTTCTTTGGTATAGCCAGTTTGGCTCATCCAATTAATGACTTTGGGTTTGAGTTCTTTAGAGCTAGACTCCAGACGATACCAAGTCATTGCCGAGTGGAAATGACGCAAGAACTGATCGGTACTCCAAGTCTCATGACCTTCCCATTTTGGGGAAAAGTCCTTGCCTTTTGCCGATCTTGCATGAGCCAAATGTTGGGCTTTGGTTTTAGTAGCCATTTAATCCACTCCTATTAATTAAACAATACTTATATTATAGCACCATTTGGCAACTATGTCAATCACTTTCAAATCGTTGTACTTCTACCAAATCGCCATTTTCGTCTTCTTTATAGACTATGGTTTTTAGATAGCCTAGTCCCAAATTTGCTTCAGCGATTTCCATAGCTTCTTTTCTGCTACTGGTGGTTTCTACCAATTCTTCATGGCCAGATTCTTCCACCGCCCAAACTTCGTATAGTTCAAAGTTCATGATACTAACACAATCTCCTTAGATAAATTTTTCCCAATCTCCACCAGGCACCACTGCCCAGCCAAGACGTTGGAGATCATTCCGGATCTCGTCGGTGATGCAACCTTCCGGCACATACTTAGTGCGAGCTTGCCACTGCTCGTTTGTTTCTTCACCATCGTATTCGCGATTGAGTCCGCCCATTCCAGAACAATACCAATCTATATAGTCGCCTTCTTCACGCATGTCTGCAATAATGCCACCAGCGGATCTCCAACTGCGGCTCCAATAATCTTTGTCTGGATCTTGTCTGAGGATAGGAACAACTTCTAATTTAATAAAATCGTTATTACACATTGCCGCATACAAATTTTGTGCATACGACTCAGCGGAACGAACTTTGCCTAGAATCCAATCAGTGGTCAACAGGTCGTATTCCATATTGTTTTTGTGGGATTCGGGATCGTCAAACTTATGTTTATGCTCGTCCAGAATTTTATCGAATAAGTCGAGGTAATCTTCGTTTAACGGCTCGCCTTTTTCTTCCTGACGATTAACATATCCTGTTTTTTGAAAGCTGAATCGATCAGGGCTTTTTGAAATTTTTGACATCTTGAATTGCGGATTTGAGAGTTTCTGCGTAGTTCAGGGCCTGTTGCTCTGTCATAGCGATAGTTGATTCTGTTTTAACATACCCTCGAATCCATACGGTCCATGTCAACTTGACACGGCATACAAATCCGTTGATTAGATCTTTCCAGAACCAATCCCATTCTTGCAGCCAAATATTATCAATATCATATCGTTTCTTAAATGATTCGGACCAATAATCAGTTTTGGATACAATATAGGTATTGACATTGATTCCTGTATCAACTGCTTCAACTTCAAAGTCAATGTTGTGATCAGGTTGACCGCAGCCACACACTACTTTATAAAACTTTGAATCTCCGAACTCGCCGGTTTTCATAATACCTAGTGCTGGAGTTTCACTTTTCATTGTGTTTGTACCTGTATTCACGTTTTAACCACCATTTGTATCTATCCCAATATTGTTTTATGGTATAGACACTTTCGTTGTAGATCAGATGTTCTTCACAGTTTTCTCTGTAAATTTCTCCGACCCACAGTCTAAAAGAAGTTTGCCTTTGCATAGCTCTTATTATATATAAAATATTCCAGATTTACAATCTCTTTAAGAACCAATCTGCAACATCTTTGTGCCAAATGGGTCCGGGATGCATCCCGTCTCTAGCTCGATCGATAGTCTCGATTGGTGCGAGATGAATGATATCATCTAATTCTAATAGGTTGACTTGATGTAATCCGCACACTGTTCGAACTAATGCAATGTTTTTTTCTTTGTTATATTGATTTGATTCGTTGTCTATCAATCTTAGATAGTCTTTGATCGGAGGTGGAGTGGCTGTGTTAAAAGAATACTGATAGTCTTCGGTGAATATTTCTCTTCGAGAGTCGTAGGGCCATGCCACCAGCACTGTAAGATTCTGTGAAATCGCTTTGAAGTAGGGAACGATACAACAAACCATCCTAGCGATAGTATCACAAGACGCACCAGGAATACCAAAATTTAAAACTTCAGTGCCCGATGTTGCTTTTATTATGCTAGAATAAGTTTGATCTAGTCGTACTCCCAGTCCGGCAGTACTGCTCATACCTAATGACACTATGATTGATATGTATGCTGTTTGATATTCGTCATCTCGATATCCTAATGAGTTGGCCTTAAAACTTATTCTTGGGTCGTTATACAATTCTTTATCAGGCGAATCGCTTGATCCAGGAATAATTTCAGAAATATATTTTATTTCTTTACCAACCATTGACTTGATTTCGGGTCTCGCCAACCATGCTGGGGGTATATGAGGATGAAAGTATTTTAGGTCCACAGGCTTTCGCGAATCTTGATAAGGCGAATCATCATTTCTTCATCTTCCTTTTCATAGGCTTTTTCAATTTTACTAAGCAGCTTATGAGCCTTGTTGCTGGCTTTGCGATCTTCGGGATTTTTTGAGTTTAGGCTGGAAAAGAAACTGCCTGGGTATTTGACTCGCATGGCTTCACAGTGGGCACTCCATCCACTGGCGTCCATCGGATCTGGCCGGTTGCGATAAGTGGTGGTCCACCAAGTGTAGAGCTCGATGATTTCTTTTGCAGCTTTGGCCTGATATGTAGGTTCAGCTTTATGCTTTTCACCTTCTTCCAAAAACTCTTCGTTAGTTAAAGTGCTGGCCCATTTTAGATATTCCATACCTGCTTCTGGACAGCGCCAGGTGCGCCAACGTAGCCAACCCTTGCGCCACCATGGGGTTTCAAATTTAGTCTTAGCATCATCACTCCAAATACAGTGATGCCACGCTTGTTCTATTTCAACAAAATCCACAAGCTCGTTAAAGAGACAAGGAAGAAAGCGATTGCCCACATCACGCCAAGTGCCCGGTTTAATATCTCTGGGATGGGCAGTAAGGGAATGAGTGCGACTAACCCAGCGATTATTAATATAATAGCGAACGTCATTTAGTTTATCTGGTATGTAATGCACGATTGTTTGGAGATGATCGAGACCTTCTTCAGCGATCCAATAACGGACAGGATGCGCTTTGGCTGAACTGGCATACCAAGCATCCCATTCTTCACTGGTGCCACATTTGAGTTTTGGCGAACCACGAAGCCAATCTGCAAATTTTGAACATGTCCAATAATGACTACGCATTTTAATTCCTTAAAGATTGTTCTGCTGAACAAGTTAATTATACTATCTTTCTATAAACCTGTCAAGATGATTGTTTTTTGAATGATTCCAAATCTTCAGGTGTATTAATTTCAGCAGCCACTCCAGCATCGGCAATGCCAATTGTGTATCCATTTTGGATCCAACGCAGTTGTTCAAGGCTTTCAATTGACTCTTCTGGATAAACAGTTAAACTTCTATAGCATTTCAATGCAGGGGTTCGATAGGCATAGATTCCATAATGCCAATCTCCATACTTCAGCGGCGCACGACAAAACCAATGTGCTTCTCCGTTGCTGGAAATTACTTTGACTGTGTTTGGATCGTGTTGTTGGTCTGGTTGCATTGGATGTTTAAGTGTAGCAACATCATGCATGTCTAACAATGCCGGTAGTTTGAGAACATCTTCTACAGGAACAACAATCATATCGCCCTGAACATTGATGATGCAATCATAGTGTGGCATCTGTTTATATGCTTCTGCAATGCGAGCAGTTCCATTTTCACAGTCGTAGGCAAAGATCGCATTGTCTACTTGGTCAGCAATCTCTTTGCTATCAGTAGCAACATATACATCAAACCCTGTTTGTAAACATTGTTCATATACTCTGCGAATCAGTGTTTGACCACCTACATCACACAGCATTTTATTTGGAAAACGTGAACTATCTAGTCTTGCTGGAATGACAACAGCAGTTTTCATATTTTTCTTTGATAACCTGCAAGGTTAAGCATAACTGAATATTGCTCGTAGGCCTTTTGCACAGCAGCGTTGGTATGCCTGTAGTGTGCTTCTTCCCGTTCTTTGTTCATTAGGGTCTCGAACATGTCAATTTCTCCTTGACTATGCCTTTGCCATTTAAAGAAACGACGTTCCATTTCTACAAGTGTGCGTAGTCGACTTTCTGGAATTTCTAAAGTAATGACTGGTTCGGTTTCAAACTCCACGATGTCATTGCGAATAATATCAGCTCGGGATGGGTCTGTAAAGAAACGTGGAGGGTGATAACGTGCTCTACGTTTTTGGTCGTTGAGAACGTTGACCTCATAGTTGCGACAGAAGTCTTTTAATTCGTCAGTCATGTTTGGTTAGACTTTCGGCCATCGGAAAGATTGCGGCAATGGCTTTGGCACAGGCAATGGCTACAAGCTGATGTTCTTTCTGTGTGCCATTGGCCGAGCGAAGTTCGATGAAGTGTACCCAAGAACGCAGGGTACCGTTCATGTAAACACGGCTTTCGGTATTGCCTTCTGGTAGCACTGCGCGAGCTTGTTCCTTGGCTAGGCCATTCTGGACAGCCCAAGTGTAGGCTTCCTTAGCGGCTCTAATAACACCTTGTTGTTTTTCTTCCCATAAACGTGTGAGCTCTCTCTGACCAGGGTCTCCCATGTCCAGTTCGACACTATTCTGTCTGTTCTTGGTGTCCTGCAACCGTGCTTCTCTAATGACGAAGTTAAGATCTTTTGTAGGGTCAGCGTATCGTTGACTAAACTCTTGGAAGGCAAAGCTTCTGTGTCGTAGGATCTGTCTGGCGATGTCTCTGGTTGTGGTGATTTCAACGCAGGCTGAAACCATTTCCAAGGGACTCCAGTGTGCGTGTTTAACAAGATATCGTATAAGCTTCTCTGATGTCTCTGTATTGAGTTGGTTTGATGGGTTGGAGACACGGGCGCAATACGCAATGAGTTCCTGCGCATCGTCGATGCCAAGCTCTGCAAATTCTGCTGTGGGCTGGCTGTAGGATAAAAGTTTAACATTCATTTATTTTTCTTTCAATATCTTCATGATCTTCTCTTTTTCGAGAATATCTTTTTCTAGTTCCATATATTGCTTACGCAACTCTTTTAATGTGCTCCACCGTTCTTCTAGTTCTGAATTAGGGTGAAGTATGCCTAACCGTTCTTCAATTTTTTCAATAGCTTCTGTTAGACTCTTACCGCCAATTTTAATGTCGGCCCCCTTCTTCATGGTCAGACCATCTGCATCAATGTTTACGACAGTTCCAGTGTTCCAACTTGTACCACCAGCTCCGGTCGTTAAAAACTGCCCGGCTCCGCCAGTACCGTTGGTAGTAAATGTATACGGCACAGTTGTACTACCGGTTGATATAGTATATCCACCACTAGAAATAGTTGTTGAACCAGCACCATAAGCATTGATAACAGAGCCGGCGCCCCCTGGCGGGATTGCGCCGTATCCATTTAGATCTACAACATCTACAACGTCTTGAGCAATGATGCCCGGATGTGTAAGATCATCAGTCATATCAAGCGGCTTTGGTTGTGGCTTTTGCTTCTTTACGAGCATTTTTTTCTTCAGTGATTTCTGTGCGGCGAGCCTTAACTGCCTTGCCTACTTCCTGCAATGCTTTGCGAGCACGGGTACCTGCTGCGGAATTTCCTGCTGTGAATTTTGCATCCTCTGCTAAAAATTCATCAAATGCTGCTTTCAATTGTTCTACTGTGTTTGACATAATGTTTTCCTTTTGTTATGTTATTCTACTTATTATAGAATTTGGTGTGGTCGGTAGGATTCGAACCTACAAAGGCTGTGTCTAAGACGGCGCCCCATTCCCAAGTGCGTTTCTCAACGGACCGGAGGTATCCCAGTTCCACTCACGACCACAAGTATATTATATACTCTCGTTTAAAACAAATCAACAGAAGATGGCTTAAATATGTGTACTTTATGAAAAATGATTTTCAATCCATACCTTTCTATGATATAAAACGTTTTGGACAACGTACTATGCTGAGTCGTCCGTTATTTTCTGTAAGTTGGATACTTGGCAGATTCTGTAATTACAGTTGTTCTTATTGCTGGCCGTATGCTAGATCAGATAAACCCGATCATCAAGAATTGGAAGTCTATAAAAGAACCATAGATCAAATCAAGAGCCAGGCTCGTACCAACGGGTTCACAGAGTTTCATTGGAGCTTCAGTGGCGGTGAGCCTACTGCTTACAAACAATTACCCGATCTAATGCGGCATCTACAGGATGACACCACAAGTCCTTACCAAAGCATACACATGACCACTAATCTATCCCCGGGATCTAAGTGGTGGAAAACATGGAATGCCAATACTGAAATGATGCAGCGTAGAAGTATCACAGCCAGTTATCATGCAGAACATGCCAAGGAACAAGAGTTCGGGGACAAGTGTCTACAACTTATGGAAGATCAAATATTTGTAACTATAAATCAAGTAATGGTACCGGAAAACTTTTGGGAACTTTATGAAAGATGTGCTAGATTTCATGCCAAGGGAATAAATGTTACACTGAAACCGCAGAGTGATCCTACTGCCAGTTTCCTAGTAAGTGGTTATACTGATGAAATGATAAACCTAATGCAAACAGGATTCCCTCAGGTAGCACGGGGTGAGGATTTATACCAGATCGCGTTATATGATTCTGAAGATCGAGAATATCTGTTTGATCAGGCAGAAAGATTTAATGCATTCGGGTTCAATAAGTTTCAAGGGTGGCAGTGCAACTCGGGATTTCAAAGTGTTATTATACGAGGCAACGAAGTTAAAAGAAGTTATAGTTGTCATGATCGGCCTCTAGGTACCATAGATGCTGGCTTCAAATTATTTGATGCTCCTAAAACCTGTATCACTACCAGCTGTGTCAGTTCTGCAGATAGTAAAATACCCAAACAACATGTCTAGATTAATCGCATTTGGATGTTCATTGACCTACGGTCATTGCCTACCGTCTAGGGATCTAGCATGGCCCAACCAATTATCTAGAGTGTTGGGTCTCGACTGTGTAAACATGTCTCGAGTTGGATCTAGCAATAAGCAAATATGGCATGATCTAATAAACTTTGATTTTCAAGAGGATGATGTGGTGTTTGTTCTATGGTCGTATCCGAGTAGAAGCTGTGTGCTTAAAAATAAAAAAGAATCGGTTAGCATCGGGCATTGGATGATCGAGGAATCTGAATTGTCTAAAACATTCTATGAACAATTCTATACAAAATATGACATGGAGACCCAGAGCAAATTGTTTGTGAGTCATGCTAATCTTTTTTTAGCAGATAAAAAAATAACAATATATAATCTATGCATAGAAAAGTCTCACACACTGTTGTTTGAAATGGGTGTAAATCATATTCCCTTACACTTTGGATCTTATGAAAAGATCTTCCCTAAAGCAGATGACAATCTACATCCTGGCGTGGATGCCCACGCTATGTTCTCTAGAGATATTTTAATGCATCTAGGAAGAACCGAATATAAACATATTCCAAAAAAGAATCCCATGAGTTTGGTAGAACGATTATCGCAGCCATTCGATTTTAAAAACTTCTATGAACAACTTAGAAAACTAATAAAGAGATTGTAATGTACAATATCGCAGAAATCGAATCAGTTCATTTTGAAATTACCAATAAGTGTCAGGCTAGGTGTCCAATGTGTCCTAGACGCATACTCGGTGGTCCAGAAAACCCATTCGTTGAGCAGGCTGAAATTTTGCTAGATGATTTTAAAAAATGGTTTCCTGTGTATTTTATCAAGTCTTTGAAAAATTTTATCATGTGCGGTAATCTAGGAGACCCTATAGTTGCCAAAGATACACTAAAGATCTTTGAATACATCAAAGATATCAATCCCGGTATAGAACTACATATGCATACCAATGGCAGTGGCAGATCCAAAGACTGGTGGGAAGGTATGGCCGCACTAGATGTGATAATAACTTTCGGTATTGATGGTCTTGGAGATACCCATCACTTGTACAGAATAGATACTGATTGGAATAAAATAATTGCCAATGCTAAAATTTTTATCCAGGCAGGGGGTAGAGCTCGATGGAATATGTTGGCATTCAAACACAACGAACATCAAATAGAATCTTGTCAAGAACTTAGTAAGTCTCTAGGGTTTGAAGTTTTTGAAGTCAAACATACTAGTAGATTTAAAACAGAGCAATGGCGGGCTATCGACGACCTAGGCAGGACTGTACATGTCCTAGAACCTACAGCAAGAAGCCTATCCATGATACCTAAAATGATTGAAGCAGAGGCTGAAATTAAACCGTTCATTGATTGCAAAGCAGTTAAGAGCAAACAAATTTATGTCGCAGCCGACGGAAATGTTACGGCCTGTTGTTGGGTTGACAGCAAATGGAAAGCTCCCATGGACGATTATAGAATTGATTACATGGACAAAATTGGTGTATTCCATAATCTTAAAAATAATTCTCTAGAAGAAATATTTAATAGTGGATATTTTAGAGATATTGCAGATACTTGGTCCACATGTGCATTAAAAGAATGTTCTAAGCAGTGCGGAAGTTTTAATAAATTCGGAGAACAATTTGAAAATAGATCTTGAACATCTACATTATTGGATGTGTGCGATCAGAGAAAGCAATGACCCTAAACGCACACTAGATGCATTCTGGAAAGGCCAGATGCAGAGCAAGGAATGGTTGATAACAAACCTTAGACCGTTTATTAAAAACTGGGTTCGGATTGAAATACACGGGGGGTGGGTTGGTGTATTAGCTAGTATGCTATTTCAAAGTGATATTCCTGCCAAGTATATCCTAAGTGTTGACATAGATCCCGAATGTGAACCCATCGCAATGATGATGAACAAAGGTGAAGAACAGGTAGGAAAGTTTCGTGCATTAACCGCAGACATGTGTGAAGTTCCCACACACGGTGATATTATCATCAATACCAGCTGCGAGCATATAACACAAGACCAGTATGCCGCATGGTTAAACAACATTTCTGGAGATCCGTTATTGGTATTACAAAGCAATGATTATAGAATTCCAGAACATGTAAGAACCGCAGATTCTCTAGAAGATTTTAAAAATCAATGCGGTGTTAATGTTTTGTGGTCAGGATCGTTAAAACTACAACTATATACAAGATTTATGATTGTTGGAAAATTAAAGAGATAATTTCTTTTCTATGTAAGACTTTATTATTTGATCTTTAAGAATTTTTAGATTAGAACTTCTATTCTGTGAGTTTTCAGACAATGCCTGTTCAACTGACACTCCTTGACTCATGATGCCCCAAACTGCAAAAATGCCTGCTTTAGATTCAAATGGTCCTTGCAGCGGATCATATTCCTTCGACAACTTCCCAAACGAAAAGATATCTCCGTAATCATTCTTCCAAAAGATCTGCGGTGTTGATAAACTAATATTATGTTGTTCGAACGATGTCCGGTCCTCATATTTTTTTATTTCATCTTCGCTCATTTCGGAATATCCAAATTTAGAAAAATCTTCACCAAACGCACTTAGTACTTTGTTTTCTCCTATCTTTGGAATTGATAAATTCCAAAAATGCCAATGCTGATCTTTCCAATTTTCTTTCAACCATTGAATTGTTTTTTCTAATGATTCTTTTGGCTCTAAAGGAAGCCCTGCTATCAATGATGCAGTTCCCCGATAATATCCTACATCGGATAACATGCGTTCCCTGATTTTTAACATGGTTTCTTTAGTTGTATCCGGAGACATCCCTTTGCCGATTATTTTTCCAGTAGGATGATTAAAACTTTCCACTCCATAAAAATGTCCCCATATCCTACACCTCACTAATAGATCGAGTTGATAGGGTTTGGCATTAACTAAATCCAATCGAATGAACCCAGCAAAATTGGGTTTAAAATTAAGACGCTCTACTGCCGATGCTAATTTTTCTAACTTAGTGTCTCTTTCATTTATTGTTTCGTCGGCAATTAGGTAGTTGGTTATTCCCCATCGGTCGTAGTTAGACTGTAATTCTTGGTATAATTCATCTTCACTTGTTGATGTATCTTCTTTTAATCCTAACACAGGACTATCACAAAATTTGCATTTAAATCTACAACCCCTAGCTAGTTCAATGGTTAATACATCTGCACTTCTCATAAAATCTCTATCTTCGTATTCTATCCTGTATGTCTCCAACGGCCACGCAGGATAGAATTCGAGAGCATCAGTGAACCATCCTTTGAAAAAAGGCTGTCCTGTAGGCTTCTTTGTACCGTTTCCAAATTCATAATTTAGAACCTCAGTAATGGCATGTTCACCGAATCCGTAAATGTAGTAGTGAGCATTTAGATCTTTGTTGAAGCGTTGACTGCCGCCTACTATTATTTTTATATTTTTATATTCTTGTCTAATGTGTGTTATTAGGTTTATAGTGTTATCATGATCTTGCAACCAATTAACTGAAACACCCACCCAGCTGATATCCGTACGACTGGCTAATAGTTTTTTTAATTCTTCAATGTTCCAGAATGCAAAATAATCAACAACCTCAATGTCCCATCCATACTTTCTCAAGTGAGTAGCTATGCGATACGCACCGTTTGATCTTCCGGTACTAGGATTCTCTTCAGAAAATCCTGCAAAAATTAAACCTTTTTTCATAATTGGTCTCTGTCAGATACAGGTGCTTGTGCGTTTATTGCGCAGAACAAAACACATATTGCGATTCTATTTTGAGATATCCACCTAGCCTCAATCTGGTTAAAAAAATCACCAGCAACGATGTCGGTCCAATTATTAAATTTAAGACTGATGTTTCGATCTCCATGATCTTTCCATAATTGATCCCAACCATCGTGCATGGTCTTTCCGAATTTGGTTTCATATTGATAAACTCCCGATGCTGTATAACAACACGGAAACAATCTACCTTTAACATCAATGTATGCTTCTTGATGATTTTTCGATATGCAGGAGATGTCAAGAGATTTAGTTTGTTCTTTCCAAGTTGCTGCATTTGGTACAAATTTAATTTCGCTAATAAATTCTGTATCAGTTGGAGGTTCTATTTTTGTCTGTGATGCTCCGACTATTTCTATTCCTTTTATCTCGGACTGTACAAATCTATGAGGTTTCTTTAACATGAATGTTTTGAACCCTAACTCGGAAGCAAGAATGCGAGCTTGATCTCGTTGATGTTCGTTGTGCCTAAATACAATAAACTGCCAAGTAGCATTGCCGCCTGCTGCTATAAATGCCTTGACATTTTTTATCAAACTATTCCAATTGACATTTACTCTATAGATATGATTGGTGTCTTCCAACCCATCAATACCGAATATAACTTCGTGATTTGCCGGCAATGCTTTTGCTAATTTTTCCCACCAACTAGCAGATTTCATACCGCCATTAGTAGCCACTGAAATTTTCAAGTTAGGATTAATGTTTTTAACAGTCTCGACAACTTCTAAAAAATTAGGTGCGGTGCAGGGATCGCCTATGCTACCAGCGAAGTGTACAGTCGACAACTCGTCGTAGACATGTTTAGGTATAGACTTAACAAAGAATTCAGTTTCTAAATACTCTTCTTGAAACCAAGACTTATCGTCCCCTTTGTCTTCTCGTAAACAATGAGGGCATCTCGCGTTGCATATAGAGCTGTTTTCTATTTCTAGAAAATCTAATTTATTATAAAAATTCATTCTTAATCGTTAGTAGCTGATCCACAAGGTCAGATGGATAATTATGTCTGAAACTTTCAAAACATATGTTCTGTAAAAACCAAAGATCGTATTTTCTTTTTATATCTACTCCGGTCTCTTGCAAAATAGGAGCAAGTTTTTCTTGCCGACTATCACTTAACTGTATTAGATAATCGTGTATAGACCGATCTTCTTCATTTCTTTGAAAAGAAAAAAACCAATTGAACGGGCGCAGTACTCCGTCATCATATACCAACCAACTATTAGGATGCATACTGAATTTCAATATGCCAGAACTCCACATCTCCCTATATCGCTGCTTTACCTGTTCTCTCCAATCCGGCAGCACATCGTCGTAGTTGCGTCCGTAGCCCATCATATAAAAATCATCCCCTGGCCACTTTATATAAATCTCTCTCTGAGATTCGTTGACGTCGATGACATCAGCAACGGCCACTGTTGTCTTGGCTACGTTGTACATGGCTATTTCACGTTGGAAACGCTCAGTTAACAGATCCTCAGACCACTGTTCGTTTTCTAACTGAACATTATGATACTCTAGATTGCGATGAAACTTCATACAGAAAGTTTTGTTGTCAGGACTTACGTATGGAGTATAGACCAGATTGGCCCTGCAAATACCGTCAGGTTCTTGATTGTAGTAGAAATTCCATTTGGTTAAGTTTGGCATAATAAATACGTACATATTTATGAAGAACAATTTTAATGATTAAGGGAATAGACAATCGACCTTATTTAGATATGACACCATATCTGGACATGAAGGTCTTCGACCAGTTGCAGCCTGAGATATATAGAGGCTTTGCTGATGCAAGACTATATGCTAAAGAGGGTACCTGGATGAAGCCTGGGATGCGGGTAGAAGATGCTAGCTACGTACGAAATTGGAAACCTATCTACCAGGCCATAGAAGAATTCCTAGCACTGCCAGACGACGATCCTATCAAACAGGGTGGAATAGATCTCTACAGAGATTTCCACAATTTCGAAGTTAGGAATAGATTTACTCGTTATCTAAAGATGGCTATGGGCGCATACGATCCCTACATTTACTATTATCTGTGGGAAGAAGGTTCGTGGGACGATAGAACTGCCGCACGTAAGTTAACACCCGAAGCACAGCATTTTCCTAATGTTGTCAGGTGGGTTGAAAGTCTAGTAGGCACAGTGTTTGAAGACATTGGTCGTGTTATATTTTTCCATTGCGAAGCAGATGGTATACCATTTGAACATAGAGATCTCGATGCTAGTCATGGGGTATGGGACAGCAATACCTATACACCTCATCGTAATGAATTCATTCACGTTAGGCCTAGTTTATCAAAACCGTTTTATATATGGGATGCACATGCCAAGAAAAAAGTCTATATCGATAGTAGAGCTGCATGGTGGAATGATCAAGATTGGCATGGAGGAGATCGAATCATGCAGCAAAGCTACGGTCTTCGAATAGACGGCAAGTTCACTGAAACCTTTCGAACTCGATTAGGGGTTGGACATTTAGAAAATTATTGAATCTGAATAACTGACAATCTGTAGAGACACCTTGGCTTCAAATCCCAGATTACAAGCAGCATGCCAAGCATTGGGATCTTCAAACTCAAAAAGATCTCCAGCTCGATAATCTCTTAATGTTGTGTTCTCGTAGACAAATACATGCCCTAATTTAGCATCTTGCATGGCCATCCAAAATCGTCTTATATTGGGTTTGTTTTCCTTGAATAGATCTTGATGCATGGGAAACATATCACCCGGATTCAATTTAGAAAACCACCATTGTCCGTCTTCTCCTGGATCAAATGGCATCTCTATTTTATCTTGAAAATGGCTTTGATAGTACAGTGTCCAACCTATTTTGTCAATACTGTATCCCGCAGCTCGAGCCTTGTCATATAACGGTATTTTATAAGATCCTACATTATCAGTCTCTGGACGTCGATCTCCAGGAACTAACAGGATGGTATCTAGTATGTGTGGTTTCAACCAAGTTGAATAGTTTTTAATAAAACGCATGATAACTATATTTACAATGACCGACAAACTGAAAAAATTTATTCAAATAGTAGAAGAGAAATCCGGATCTAAAACATTCTGTGTTTTGCCATGGATACACTTGGCCACTAGACCAAATGGAGATATGCGTATCTGCTGTGTGGCCAATGCCAGTGGTGCGGGATCAGGGGACTATTCCGTAGGCCTAGTTAAAAAAGAAAACGGGGATCCTGCTAACTTTGGAAAAGACTTACCTACAGATGCGTTCAATAACGAATATATGAAATCTGTTCGTAGGACCATGTTAGATGGTAAGGTACCCAGCAGTTGTACAAAATGTTTTGATGAAGAGGATCAAGGAATCGCCAGCAAGAGGATGTGGGAAACATTTACCTGGGATAAGGAAGGAGTTGATATTCCTAACCTCATAAAGGAAACATCCCAAGATGGCACAGTTCCTTACAAACTAGAATATCTGGATCTAAGACTAGGACATACTTGTAATCTAAAATGCATTATGTGTAGCCCGCATGACAGCAGTCAGTGGGTGGGTGAACACAAAAAAGTTTATCCGTTATTTCAAAGTTCATTGATCAAAAAACAGATGGATTGGAACAAAAAAGATTTCAATAATTTTTGGCATGAAAATCCAGAGTTCTGGCAACAAATATACGATCAAATTCCTAACATAAAACATCTCTATTTTGCAGGTGGAGAACCTCTAATGATTCGAGAGCATAGATGGTTTCTCGAGGAGATAGTTAAACGTGGATATGCTAAAAATATATCTATAAGATACAACAGCAATGGTGTATTAGTAGACGACGAAATAATCGAATTGTGGAAAGAATTTAAAACTGTGAGATTCTCAGTTAGTCTTGATGGAATTTTAGAACGTGGGCACTACATACGATACCCCTTAGATTGGAAAAAACTAGAAGCAGCTTTATGGAAGTTAGATAACACACCGGACAATATTCTTCCAAGGATTGCCTGTGCAGTGCAGATCCTAAATATAAAACATATACCAGATTTTATCAAATGGAAGATCAACAGCAAATTTAAAAAACTAAATCTAGAAACAGCACTAGACGGAAATGTGTTAGGCGGGGGATTAATGAGCGTACACTTATTATGGATACCCACATGGCTGAGTCTACGAGTCCTTCCTAAGAAAGACAAGGAAGAAGTTAGAAAATTATTTGCTGATTTGCAGTATTGGTTATGGAACAACTATACGCAAGATGCAGACTTCTGGGAAAAGAATCCATATGGTTGGCGAAGATGGGAAAGTATCCTAGACTGGATGGATGCCGAAGACCACAGCAATTTAATTCCTGATTTTAAAGAATACATAAACACTATGGACACACAGCGAGGAACTAATTTTTCTCAGACTTTTCCAGAATTGAGTCATTTAATAAAATGAAATTTTGTCGTATCAATTTAAGCAAGACTAACTATGAGCCAATGACTCGAGGACATCAATGGGAGTATGTTTCAGATCGTAAGTTTTCCGAACTCAACGATATCTACGAAATATATTGTAGGTACAAAAAGTTCGATAGTGTCATGCCTATATTCTCAAACCAATACACTGACAGCTCAGTTGACATTGTGGGATATTTTGACGATGGCAAACTAGTGGCCTGGGATATGATCAAAATACATGATGCCAAGAACGCAGAAGCATTGCAGTTTGCGTGGGATTATAAAAATCCGGATCTACGATTGGGTATGGAAAGTTTAAAGAATGCCTGTGCTATCTATAAACACAGAGGCTTTGAATATCTATATCTAGGCGCAGCGGCTAATTACAAAAAAGAAATCGACGGCTACGAAGAATTAGGCCCCGCCTAATCTCCAAGCTACTACATCATTGTAAAGATTTTCAGGCCAGTTCTTATAGTATCCAACATCTGTTAATTGTTTACTAGCTGCATTTAGTTTTTCCGTCCGCTGTACTAATATGAGATTGTATCGACCGTTGCTGAAATTTAAGTGATGGAATACTTCAGGTATGTCTTTATGATCTTCCAAACATACGAATCCTCTAGACAGCCAATAGTCATTTAGACACCTAACATCTAATACAAAACTAGCTGGCTCTACGTCTCCGCACACAAATCCCACAACATCATATTCCGTAGACCAATTTTCTAGACACTGCGTGATGTCAAAAATATAGTTGTCGGTCTCTACAAATTTTATCTTGGCCTTCCTGGCATACGGACATGGAGGCAACCCGTTAAGTAAAGCATCTGGTTTACTTAGGAATTCATCAATCCACGATCTAAGATACTGTTCAGATTCCGTAATCAATTTGTCCGCCTGTTCGTTTGATATCTAGAGTTAGACAATGCCAACCACCATCCCAGAAAAATCTATTTCTTAGTGGGCACACAATCGGGGTAATGTTGTGTTTTTTTAACACTTTCATTAATTCTGGATTGTCGCTGTTGACCACTACATGCCTATCATCCACGACCAAGCAATTTAAGTCGAAGATTGTTTCTTCACAATAGCCAGTCCAGTTAGGCAAGAAACTTTCTACAAACTCAGTGAACTGGTCATTGCTCTCTTCTCCAGGTACCCACCACTTTCCTCTATTCTTATCACGCAACGAAAACCATTCTGCGACATGACTCCAGTTCGAATCATTAAAGTAAATGATTTCCCATCCTGGAAATAGATTTTCGTTGCCTTTAAACCACGGTCCTGCTATCACCAATCCCGGCTTAAGAATACTAAAGACGCTGTCTAGATGTCCACCGATGGCCAAACTCTTGTATTTGAATATAGGATACTTTTGATCTAGGAATGTTTCTAGTTCTAGTGTTTGCCAGAGATCTACAATGCAAGAAGTGCCTATCCTTGTTAAGTTTGGACTACAAAATCCAGATAGCTTGTTAACTGTTTCGTTGGGATTCTTGAGATAGTATTCCTCGTCTAGTCCGTGATCTTTGGCTTCTGCTTTGAGATTAACTTCGGATCTAGTGAACTGAAATTCTCCGTCATAGACTGTGAGATCTACTTGGTCTTTACCAAACCACTCGATAAATTTTTTTGTATATCCTGCGACTTCAAAAGTTTTATCAGTTATTAATAATTTCTCACCCATGACTACTGCGTCATCTCTGATCTGCAAGGGACTAGTTGGTATGAGATTTTTTTTAGAAATATCGCTGACATCTGTATTGTACCCGATCCTACCATTGATATCTGCATAATCTAATATACTATCTTTATAACCTAGTTCTTTAGGAGATGCTTGCAATACTTCGATGTTATGTGATCGCATCTGCTGTTTAAAATACTCAATGTCTTCGTTGGTTTCGTCAACTATTTTTTTCAGAACATCGCCTATCTTTTTATTTTTAACACCGTCGAAGAAATTACTGTCGTAGGTGCTGCCCACAGCAACAACTTCTAATGGTTGCATTTCATCCCAACTGTTTACTTTAATTTTTTTCATCTGGCCAATCTCTAAATAATGCGTGTTGTATGTTTCCTGATACGAATTGATTGAAACTACGATGCTTGCTTTCCAATTCGCCCTCTAATGGTGCTACTCTATCAAATGCTGAATCTAGCTGTGCCATGTTTTGAAATTCCATCATAATATGCCATTCCGGAATATCCATGCTACGGAATCCCATCTTGCATCGAGTTATTCTATATGATTCCATCTTGCCTTCATCAACTAAATGTTGCAGGAATTCTTTCATGTTGTTTACCCAAACAGTATCGGGTATGTCTCCGGATTTGTCAGCCCAGATGTGATATATATCCATGTGGTATCTATGGTCCTTTTATTTTGGTTAATGGTATGTCAGCGGCACAGGTACACCAGTCTCTAGTGCATATCACTGGTTCGTTAGGTACAACAAATGTTCCGTTATAGATGTTGCCCAAGCTGTCGCCTACTCTGCAGGTAGCTCGGTGAACTTCCCCGTCCCAATTGATCATGAGGCTTTCTAGTCCAGCATTGCATTGCCAACCTTTAAATTGATTTAGATGTTTTTTAATAACATCATTAGAATGCATGACTTCCGAATCGTCAATACGCACATTGGGCTTTACCGTAGCGTCTTGATTTAATATCCACTCTAGATCTTTTCCATCATATTTTAGATCATCGAATATATTGTGATCTCCCTCAGTCCATCGTATTCTACGTACCGCATATTTGATACCTAGTTCGTCGAACTTTTTTACCACAGTCTTAACGTTGTGCATGTGATCATGATGAGCCATAACATTCACAAAAAAGTCTCGTTCAGTCTCATCGTAGAATTTCATAATAGTATCTACGATCCTAGTCCAATCATGTTCGAAGTGTAGACTAAACACTAGATGATTGAAAAACATTTCGTGATTTAAGTACCATCTATAACCTCTAGTACCGTTGGTAGTTAAGTTGACCCAAAAGATATTTTTCCTTTTGAAATATTCTAATAGATCTTCAATGTCGGGATGAACACATGGCTCACCGCCTGTTAAACTAATACGCAAAGGTTTGCCGATTTCACAGAGCTTATCAACGGTGGCTTCTAATAAATTAATATCGGTATGCGGACTGAAATTATCGTGTATGAATGACGGGCAGTACGAACAATCGTAGTTGCATCGCTTGCCAAGATTCCACTCAACTTTAAGTTGATCTTGATGAGGCCAACTACTGGTTAACTTATACATATGGTTTGAATTCCGGATTTACTTCTACGAAATTTTGATCTCTAGAAACATCTAGTCTGCGATTAAATTCCACACAGTCGTTCCAAAGGTCGCTTTGATCTCTAGATTTTAGATAGTTTTGATTATCCTGTATCTGCCCCATGGTGTATTCGATCAACATAGGATGTTGTTGGCAGGCTTTAAATCCGGCCAATTTACTCTTCACTGCTTCTAATTTATCATAGGCAAGATCGATCAGCGGTCGAGGCAATACCTGTGCCGATAATACCTTAGGATATTCTACTCTATGAGTATGAAATACGATACCTAGGTCGTCTAGGAAGTATTCGATGATTTTATCTAGTACCAACACATTGCTGACCTGCACAGTAACTGCTCCTACGATCCTACTGATGTTAGGTATGGTTTGTATCTGTTTGATGTTATTGACTACTTCAGCCCACGAGGCATTCCCTCGTATATACTCGTAGCTATCACCTATACCGTCTATGCTGACGTTGACAGCAACTGATTTGAACTTAGGCCAGTATTCCCAGATAGTACGATTGCTCTTGCCCAACATAGTTAAGTTGGTAGCATACTTAATTTCAATTTGATGTCCGTATGGTGCAAGCATGTCTAGTATACGATAATGCTGTGGATCCATTAAGGGTTCACCACCAGCAAACTCTACTCGTCTAAAATAGGGTAATAACTTCTCTAAGTTAGCCCACCATTCGGGGTTATCTTGGAACTTGTCTAGAAACGGTTTACGTTCTAGATCATGTTGCTCTACGATAGCATACATGATATTGTTTTCTTTTTTGTAATACTCTTTTATTACACCCCAATCATTCCATGCAGTGCTGTCCATTGGATGACACATACGACATTTCAAGTTACACAAATTGTTTAATTTTAATTCCATTGTGGGTATTTCAAACGGCATGGAATAGTCGTCTTTTAAAGCGTTTAATGCGCTAGGGTACAAGTTGACCCTAGCTTCGGGAATTGCACCGCGTATATGACGTTGTCGCAAGCTCTCGACACCTTGATCTTCTAGTGAAAAGCATGGTTCGCATTCCGGAGGTCGTATGTTAGTAAGCACTGACTTACGTATGCGTTTCATTGTGTCATTGTTCCAAATCTCTTCGAGATTCTGCTGATCGATAAATCCAACAGGATGGCTGCGGCAACAGGCACATATAGCACCGTCTTCCCTAGTAGCTAAACCAGTGAAGGGATGCATACAAAATGTTTTACTTTGATTGTTCAATTGCCCACTCTCTTTCTTTGCACCAAAAACATTCTCCACATGTTGGAACGACCTGTCCTGCTGTGTAGGTAGTATAATTGATATCGTTGAACTCGCCTTCACAACTCCGTGTGGTCTCAAACAAATCCATAATCTCTAATCGTCGATATTGACTCAACACCCATGCCTTGTCTACGAATCGAAAAGGATGGCTAGCAACACGATTCATGTGTATCATATATTCTAAATGTTTGTTTTCTTCAGTGCGTTCTATATCACGTTCATGCATACCGTTGAAGTTAGCAAGCCTTGGATTGCGTGTTATTGCATTGTAGTAGGCGCTGATATTGTGCTTATGACAAATAAATTCTGCATAAGCACGTTGTTGTATGTTGTCCCCACTTACTTTCTTGCCATACTCGTCTGTTAGGTTAGGGCCTATATTTCCGTATTCTATATCGGGTGCAATAAAATTAGTATGTCTTTTAAATGTTGAGTGATAGAATCTTTGGAACAACCAATCATAGACATTGTCTGCATCATGCTGTTGCCACGGTCGTGTTTTCCACATGCGTACATGATTGATAATGTGGATAGTGGTGTTGTGTTCTTTAGCAAGACTACAAATCAAGTAGGCTAATAATGCAGAATCAGCACCTCCACTGACACTAATAGCAACGTCCCGCCATGCCGGATTAAATGGAATATGCACTCCGTCTATATCATGAAATATTTGCATTTTCTAAATACCTTATTAACGGAGCGATGCCAACTGGATTGTCATTCCTCATGGCCAAGTGTATAGCCTTAGTCGGTGTAAGATTAAAATCCTTGCAGATTTTATAATATCTATCTCCGTGTGTGGTCCACAAATAGTCTGTGTCGAGATTCCTTAAAAAATGTAATCCTATTATTACATTAGCTCGATTGTTCATTTGAAAATCATTCATGATGGTAATAGAATCGGGTGCTGATAATTTAGTCCACCGAAGCCCTACTCTGTTCCATCCTAATCCTAGCCCTTTGGAAAGACTGATGCCAACACTAGATATAGCAGGATGCCCATAATCAAATACGATATCACGACAACAGGTGGTCCAAGCACCGTCAATGTGGACTTTAATCTTTTTAACCAAACATTCATTTAATATCTCCTCCATGTCTTGATGTGGAGCACCAATGCTAGGAAACGGCATCGCTACTATTAACGGTATATCCGGAATCAGCGAGCCCACATCTTTAACATACGCTAATCCTAATCTTTGGTGGTATCTGTAATCACCACGCAAGACCTGTACAGGACCTTGCATATACAGATTATCTATAAACTGGGTACACCCACCGATTATATCTACTCGAGTAAATGAATCTAATCCTGACAGCGAATTTATTTTACTACCAAGCAGCCAATCAGCCATTTCGTGTTTAAACTCTGTATACACCGAATCTAAAATATTTCTATCCGTGCGGCCATGAAGAACATCATTGACTAGTTCTTCTATACGGACATCTGATAATGTTTGAGGTCTATCAATCTCTAAACAATCAGCAGAGTAAATTTTGGATGCTTTATCTCGATTCATAAATATCATATAACAGAGTATTTAATGCTTAAAAAAGTCGACAAATTATTTTCGATACATCCACTAATAGATCAGTTGAACTCTATTGAGCCTACCTCTCGAGTATTATTGAATTCTCCCACAGGTACATTCTTTGGAGATCCGTGGGTCGTTAAAGACGAATTTAAAAACACAGCCATTGGGAATCTATTAGAACAATTACACCCAATCGGCGAAGCTCGGTTGTTGAGATTAGAATCTGGTGAAACATATACTGCACACAGCGACCCCGATGATAGGTACCACGTGGCTCTATTAACTAATCCATTTTGCTACCTCATAGACTTTGACGATCAGCAGATGTATCACCTTCCTGTTGATGGGCAATTATGGTATATGGATACTAGCAAACTACACGTGGCTGCTAATTTTGGAGGCACATCTAGAGTGCATATCAATATAAGGTTGCTGTTGCCGAAGTATGACGAGACCAAGAAGGGATTACAGATATCGTTTGAAGGCGGCGGCGTTGATTGGAAACAAGACAGCTATCTAGAAATATTGCCGTTCTTAAACAAAAAAATTAAAAGCGGAGATATCACAGGGTTTGACAAACTAAACTCTAAAGAAATATTAGTAAATGTCGAAGACGAAACCTTGTTCTTGCCTGTAGCTGAGAAATTGAAATTAAAAAATTTCGATGTTAGATTTACAGTTATTGATCGAAAGAAATAGTCTTGGGATTCCAGTCGCTGTAAGTAAACTGATTGTATTCTCTGTAGACTATATTTTGAAAACATTTGGGATCTTCCCCACCTACTACCTGTACTATCCCTTCAATGTCTTTCCATTCTTGGCTAAATGACATCCATATTTTCTTCCAAGCATTCCACCAACGCTGCTCTCCTTGATAATCTCGATCTCGCATCTGCATGGAAATAAACAGTAAATCTCGAGACACAGGATTTGATACTATCATAGAAGGTAGTATTAGATCGTGCATGGCTTTCATACGTCTAATTAGTTTAGAAGATCTGTATTCGGGAAAAAGATAGAATCTGTTAAACGCTCTAGCTACTTTTTCGTGATACCGACCGTTGTTATATATTCCGCAGAAACAGATGGGGTCGTTGGTTTCTTTTACGTAGGTAATGGAAAAGATATCGTGATCTTCAACTACGCAATTTTTTTCTGTATAGTTTTCTCGTAACCAGTTATCTTCTTCTAAACAAAGAGATCTGACTCTAGACCATTCGGTGGTGGTTTTGTTAAACACAACACATTTATAAGTGTCGTTTTCATATTCTTTATAAATCATTTAACTAGTGTTTTGTTTATAGTATGACCTATAAGATCGCAGGGGCCTAACACTAGTTGTCTAGGATTATAATGATGTGTATTTTGATAACTTTCGCCAAATGATAGAATACATAACCAATGGCTATTTTTAGACTGGTCGGGAACATCGTGATGGATACGATTACCTATTATGTGACCAAACACACCTACTGCTTGTAGACTAGTAAATGTCATAGCACTAGGGAGTGCCCACATCCAAAAAATTAAAATAGGATTTATTAACAGCAATATCAAACAATATAGTATTTGTATTTTAAAGTATTGATCGTGCAAGAATTTTTGAACAGGGTCTCTCAATAGATCTCTCACAACTAGTGGTGATGTGTTAACATGCCACGGTCCGTAAATCCAAGATTTAATAATTCCGTTATGAGAATAGTAAGGATCTTTTCCTTCCACATCACTATTGGCGTGATGTAATCTATGCTGTCCCACCCAACTAATGCAACTACCGATGCCTGCTAGGGTGCCGGCAAATAAAAACATCAATTGTACAGGTCTCGAGGCTTCAAATTGTTTATGACTAAACAATCTATGATATCCACCAGAAACTCCAAAATTAAATACGACCCATGTAGCTAACCCTAAAGTTAATCCCCACCAACTAAAATAAAATATTAGTCCAGTAAATGTTAAAATATGAGCTATGAGTATGGTAGTTTTTACCTTTTGATGTAGAGTCATTATTTTTCCTTGTAGACTATTTACCGGGTATAAATTTTAAGCCAAGGTAAAAAGACTTTAAATACACTATGCTTTCGATATCACATTCTCTAGTAGTTAGAACTTTACAAACAGTAGCTCATCTACTATTCTTTCTGAGTATTTATTACTGGAATAGTAGCTATTGGTTGTTGTCTATTTTTCTTTATTACTTTGCAGGAATTTTAGGAATTAATATTGGATATCATAGATTACTCGCTCATAGATCTTTTAGAACTTATAAAATTTTAGAACGTGGATTATCGTTGTTGGGGTCGTTAGCAGCCATGGGATCACCGCTAGCTTGGGTAGCTATTCATAGGCAACATCATAGATTTTCAGATACTGAGTTAGACCCACACAGCCCACATCGGGTAGGTATTCTTAGATCGTGGTTGGGATTTTGGGGAAAGATAGAAATATCATCTATGACTACCAAAGATCTAAGAAAAGATAATTTTCAAAAGTTTTTACACAATTACTATCTTCAAATCAATATTGCTTACATACTAGTATTAGGAATTATAGATCCATTATTGATTATTTTTGCTTGGGCCGTTCCTGCTGTTTTAATTTTTCATTCCGCTGGTGCTTTCGATGTCATAGCTCACATACAAGGATACAGAACATATGAAACTAAAGATCAAAGTAGAAATAGTTGGATTGCAAATATAATTACTATGGGCGAAGGTTGGCATAACAATCATCATGCCAAACCCTATGCATGGCAACAAGGCGAAAAATGGTGGGAATTAGACCCACCATCTTGGATTATTAAATTAATTAAAAATTAATGCAATGCCACCCAGGCTGTGCCATCATAGATAACAGCCTTATTGGTAACTGATGGACTAGTACCAGAGGCCATGAACACCATCATACCCGCCGCTGGTGTAGCAATAGCAGCAGATCTTGCAGCATCGTCAGCATAGCTAGTTAATTTGAATACCGGAGCAGCCAACACACCCTTGGAATCAAAGGTCATCTGATTGTTATTGCTTACAAAACTAGATGAGCTGTTAGCAACAGCAAATACTATCTTAGAAGGAATGGCATCAGCACCCGGAGCAGGAGCACCGTCTACTAAACATGTAACAGATGCCGACAGTTGATAATCAGTGCCGTTGAACGGTGAAAAAATTATACCTCCAACCGTGTCTCCATTTTGTATTATTGTAGGAGCAGTAGTCGTTCCTCTCGATGTTGCAGCTTGAAAAATGGAAGATGCTAGCACTCCTAGAGTGGTACCATAAGCAGTATATCCCTGCCCAAATGTGCCAGCTTCTGTGTAGACATCTATACCAGTATCTCGAAAGTTAACGACATTAGTAGCACCTGATTTAGCAATGTCAGTACCAGTAAATGTTATTCCTCCAATTTCTAATTGGTTAGCTCTAATAACATTGGAATTACCATCTAGCATCTGTGTGGAATCTTCTCCAAAGAATGATCCCTTGAACAATCCGTTAAACTGACCTTGATGTGTGTTAGTCGATGTATTGACTAATACTGTGCTGTCGTCGCCTACGATATTGACATTGATGTTCTGACCAACGGAAAACGCACCTAATGGTTCTCCATTGATAGTTGATCCTGCGGGCAGATTAACCGCAGTTCCAGATGCTGTAATAGTTGCTGCACCTAGTTTTATGCTAGAACCGCTGAGATATAGATCTCGGAATCTGTTAGCAGCTGAACCTAGATCAAACTGTTCGTTACTGTTAGGAACGATATGTGTGGCTACTGTTCCGTCTAGATAAAAGGTACCTGTTAACGAATCGACTAATGCCTGTGATCCGCCAACGGTTGATCCGTCGTCTGCGAATACCGAACCTTTAAAAGCATCTGCTGTAATAACACCAACGTAGTTGGAAAGATCAACTGTTGCGTTAATCCTGTTATTAAAATCTTGTATCAACGAATCGTACGTAAATGTTATGTTTGTGTTTGTAGCATTACCTGCTACTAGTGCTGCACCAACGGCATCGACAGCTTCTTCCGAAGTAAAACCAGTCACCGGAGGCAGTGCATTTGGCAATGTTGCTCCATCACCTATGTATAGTTTTTTATCGTCAGTGACCCACAATAGCTCGCCATTTGCGAGTGCTTGGGTCATTGTTTGTCGTTGTACGTTGGTGCCTCTGCGAATCTGTAAGGGCATAGTTTTAACTCCTGGGATCTATCCTAGCTGAATATATTTATGCCTTTGTTTCCAGAAACAAGAGTCAAAAAAATAGGGCCCTGAGGCCCTATTAAAATGCGTAGTTTAATCTACAGTAGGACCGTTTCCGCTCCTAAAACCAACTACTCCGCCTTCTTCTGCTATGCGCTTTAAAACGTCTTCGAATAAGATAGGCGCAAAGTCTGGAGTTTGTTCTACACAAACGCAATGATAGCGTGGATCGATTTCATCACTGTATAAAATCTCTCCTGTTCTAGCATCAACTCCACGTGCTTTACGAACACGATTGCTGTGAGTGTGTCCGTGAATGTTAACACCAAAACGACCTAAGCTATCACTGTGTACAGGAATATGACTTAAGATCATACCGTTCATCACATGGTATGCACGTAATTCTCTAAAGTATGTCCTGTACTCGTCATCACGGAAGATGTCGTGGTTGCCACGGATAAGCACCTTGTCCCCATTTAAGCGGGATAAGGTTTTTAGCGCCTTGCGGTTTATAACCACATCGCCAAGGTGATAAACCTTGTCCGTGGGCTTGACTCTTTCGTTCCACGCCTTAACCATAGCTTCGTCCATTTCGTCTGGATCTGTCCACGGTCTTAACTTCTCTCCGTCATTGCGAGTAAAGCGGCAGACGCCGGTGTGTCCGAAATGTGTGTCGCTTACTAAAAATACACTAGGCATCTTGCCCTCCTTTCCTATAATTTTAACATTACCATTGTGGCTGTGGATTCATTTTTAAACCCTACATAATAGGGTCTTGCGGTATAGCCTGCGGTTTTATTAAACTTAGCTTTACCCCAAAATGTCGAATCCCAGCGCCATCCTTCTAATTCTTTTACAGCCTTTTCTATTCTATTAGAATCAGAGCTCCAACGATCGATTAGAAAGGCATAGCGATAGCCCTTGTGATACAGATTGTGTCTTCGATCTAATTTTACCAACTTCATACTGATCCTTTACATCGACCAGTATGCCTCCGAACTTGGATCACAGCAACGAGGAGTGTCTGTGGCAATTTGGATGTCTTTACCGGTCATCAAATTTTTAACTGTTTTGTATGTGGGCTCATATTCGATTAGGAACATGGGCTCGGGATACATGTGCTTCAATTCACGAACTTCTCGATCCATCGAAGCGGCATCTTTACGATCAAACTCGTATGTACCTACGCAACGGAGACCTAGTTTATTTCGGCTACCGTATTTAGAAACACGAGTAAGACGCTTGTCTTGCTTGTAAATTCTTAGAGTGTATTCCATTTCGCTCTCCTTAATATACTTCTTTTACAATATTAAATTCGGCGGCAGGCCACTTGGCTTTGAATTCTTCCGATTTAACGTAATCGTTATATCCCCTGGCATCAAAAAACATTCTGGTAAATTCTGTTTTCATTTGACCCTTTTTAGTAATGGTCAAATAAACTGATTTTGCTTTGCCTGCCATTTTACGCTCCTTGTTTGCTAGTGTATGTGTATATTATACAGTCAAACGAAAGCCCTGTCAACCGAAATTAACAGGGCTCGTGTTGCTAAAAAGCCACAGTTAGATATCGCCTTCTCGTTCTCGATGTGCTCTACGCTCTGCGGCAAGAACAAAGACTTTTTCGTTGTCGTTAGTCCATTCTACAGCTTTAGGAAGAATGATTCCAAACTCAGTTGTTTGACCGTTAATAGTGTGTGGCTCATTCTCGTCGTAGGTCCAACCTAGTGCCTTCATCATACGATGCTTAACTAACAGGTTAGGACTACGAAACACCTCGGTGTCATTAAAGCCTAACATTACTCCGATTTCACAGACAGCACCAGAACGGCACACACCTGCTACACAGTGAACAACAACGTTCATACGATTTTCCAATGCATGTTGTAGCAGTCGAACAAGCTCGTCGGCCTGCTCTTGGCTGCACCTCATGGCTTCTTCTAAGACCTCGTCTTTAGCTTCGACGTCCAAAAACTGAAACTGATGGACTTCTTTGAACTGGTGCTTAGGTGTAGGGAAGTCTCCAGGAGGATCCACAATTTGAATCAGCATAGAGTTTATGCCAGCATCGAAATGAAACCCTTTCCGAATATCGCTGAGTGCTACGTTTTGAATCCAAGGCATAATTATCTCCAAAGTAAATCGAAATTGCCATTCATTATTTTTTTAACACTAGCGGTCTTGCCGCTGATGTGATCCTGTACTCTATCATCTTGAAAGCGGTAAGTGCGAATCTTGTCTCCTCGCATCCCCGACCCAACCTGTTGCTTTCTATCGTAGGCGATGTTATCATTATACTGTCTTTCCACAGCATTGTCAATGCGTTGTTGTATTTCTGACATAGCAGATTCTAGACTATTTTGTCGTGAGCGGCATTCTGATTTGGCAATGACGCCTGACGGGATATGTGTGATTCGACAACTGTTCTGATGTTTGTTGCGATATTGTCCTCCAGCACCGGTACCGCTATACCATTCGATTTTTAAATCACCGGACGGTATAGCAACCTTTATCAACGGTGTGCTGGTGTCTATGACGGCTACGGTCACAGTGCTGGTATGAACTCTGCCCTTGCGTTCCGTAGGAGGAACACGTTGTATTCTATGTCCACCTGGCTCGTTATCTAAGCCTGATAAATCTGCGCCCTCAGCTTCTAAACTACACTCGCCAAGACGCACATCTATAAGGCGGGTAGTTCAACCCAGTTTCATTCCTAATTTCGAGTACGCTTGTGCTAGATCGCTAACAAACAACTTGCTATCTTCACCGCCTTCTGCGGCACGGATTTCGATTACACGTTTCATTGGTTTCTCCTTTTCATCCATGTATATGGTGTGCCATCCGGACACTTACCATCTTTGATTGAGTCGGCTCCGAACAAGCCAACTATTTCCATCCCATCACCGTTTATTGTAACGAGGATTCCTAGTGCTTTAGCAAATGCCAAAGCTGCTGATAGATCTTTTACTTCTTCCTCACAGCCTCTGCCCGCTGTGTCTTTCCATTCTACTTTATACATCTATTTAATTTATCAATAACCTTTTTGTTTACGTTCAAATAATCCTTGGCAGTATATGCATCTAGTAATACCTTGCTGTGCTAGTCGCCTAGCTTCGGGAATTTCCTCTCCACAGTCTTCGCACTCTGCTAGGCTAGGACCTTTGGGTATTTTTTTCCGGACTTCCTCGATAGCATTGAGATGCATATGGATGGAATTCAACTGAGCAATTTCAGCTTCTTCTTCGTTGTTATACTGATAGTCATCTGGTCCAGCCATAATAGTTCCTTAGTTATTTACAATGCTAATATTATAACATCTTTCAAGCTGTGTGTCAAGTGGTGCTCTAACCAAGAATCGAACTTAGAATACCGACATACCAAGTCGGTGTTATACCATTTAACTATAAGAGCATTTTGGTCCGGCGTACAGGAATCGAACCCATATTCGCACTTTAGAAGAGTGCTGTATTGTCCATTATACGAACGCCGGCTAGATGTATTCTATATCAGCAGCTAAGATAAATCTATATTGTTCGCTTTGCACGATGCCCGGGCGATGCCATTGATCGCTGGGATAGATTAACCAATTGTAGTCTGTGGGTTTGACAAAAAACTTGTCATCTCCCTCAGGCCCGTTTGGAGCCATTTCAGTGCCGCAGTAATCACGATCTTTAACATCATCGGGGATGTGTAAGTAGAAGATCCCACTTAGCATCTTAGAATTAGGATTTTTTGGATGCCAATGATGATGCCATAGATTGTCTCGATTTTCGGCACCCTGGAGATTTGTCATAAAACTCCAAGCCATCATTTCAGAGACTTTGACTTCTCTTCCGAGATACATGAACACTGAAAACATGAAACTCATACGGTATTTTAACCACACAGCTTCCTGTCTAGCAAATATGTTTTCTTTGGTTTGAAACTTAGGTGAGTTGGTGAAGTAATTACCCTCTGCAATGACTGACTTTATTATGCCTACGGCTGTTGCATTATCTTCGGGCGTAATTACTGAACTGAAATCAAATTTTCGAAAGGTATCGTTTTGATCTATTACTTGCATATTATGGAGCGGAGTGAGAGAATCGAACTCTCGACCGAAGATTGGAAATCTGCTGTTTTGCCATTAAACTAACCCCGCATACATTTATTTAACTTTTGGTCTCGCCACCAGGAATCGAACCTGGATTTAATTCTTAGGAGGAACTCGTTCTATCCATTGAACTACAGCGAGTTAATCTTCATCCGGTGGATTGGCCAACGGACTAGTGGATGGCTTTTTCTTTGACCAAGATGAATAGCTTGCACCATCAACCCTTCCACTTTGATTTTGTTTGAGTTGTTGCACCACTCCGCCCTTTGCGAAAAATTCTTCTAGTGCTCGATCCAATGCTTCTTTATTATCTTCTTTAGTCATATGGCCTTTTTATAAAAACTTGGTCGGAGTACAAAGATTCGAACTTTGGACCCCCTGGTCCCAAACCAGGTGCGCTAGCCAGACTGCGCCACACTCCGAAATGGTTGCAGGAGTCGGAGTCGAACCGACGATCTGGAGCTTATGAGACTCCCGAGATACCACCTTCTCCATCCTGCGATAACTTTATTGAAACATACTCCCAACAAATGTCTTATGTTTGTTGTACCGTGTGCTAGGCACATTCTCTTGCGGACTCCCCCGGGTTTGGGCAACGTAGACGAAGAGTATATTTTAATAAAGTGTCTGGCTACTCCCACCACAGGAGCCCCAGACTGAGCGGTTACTCTGTCCATAACATTTGTTCTTCTGGCATTGGCGTTATACCTCACCCTAGGCAGTTTTCAGGATCTCCGAACGGGAGACTGTAAGGTCAGGTCCTAGTGTACCCCCTGTTCTATCGTTTCAGGGACGCTGTTTTATAACGTAAAAACAGTAAACCGGGGTCTGTTAGATCAAGCCTTCTGCTTGCAGTGAAGCCACTACTTCATCACTCAGAGGAATCTCTGTCTTGATGTTTAACTCAAGGATTTCGTCGTTGAGCTTTTGCTTCTGCTTCTTGAGATTCAGGATCTCTGCTTTGGCCTGATCAATCTGGGCCTTGCTCATCACCGAAGTGCTGACGGTGTCGCTGTAGCCATAGATACTACGACGGCTTGTTTCGCCCTTGTCGTTCTTGATCTTATCAAGTTTGCCCTTGATAACATCGAGATCAGTGATCTCTGTGGCCTTGGCCAATTCTTCTAGCTGGCCGATACGCTTGTCGATAAACGCTGCCTTAGCGAGGTTGGTATCGATGCCGCTTTGTGCGTTGGCAGTACCTACCAATGCTCGGATGTTATACAACGCCATAGTCAGGCGCTGACGACGGCCATCATTGGCCACCATGTCGCTGTTGGCTTTGGCAAGGGCGGTCTCGACATTAACAAACTCGTTGAGTTCGACTGTGAGCTCTACCTTGATGCTCTTAACTGCATCGTTGATGCTGTTTTGAATTGCACTGGCTTTTCTTAGTGTGATATTCATTCTCTCTGTCCTTTCGTTTTCTTAGGTAAACTATCGTACCATTCTTTTTTAGTATACTTGCCTTCTTCTATCTCTCTCAATGCCGTTACGATAAACGTAGCATCTTTGCCTTCGACTCTCTGCACATGACCATTCTTGAGCTCTCTGGCTCTGTGTGATGCCATCAACACCAAATCAAATCTGCCTCCAGCCATTTCGGCTGCTGCCTCTGAAGTGTACCTAGCCATGTGGCTCCTTTAAGTTAAAATGACGGGTCCATGAAAGGTCAAGTAATAGACCGGACAATATGCAACGGAAGGTTTGTAATCTTCCTTTGACAATGTGCAATATACAATACACAGAGGTCCATATATTTCCGATTAACAAATGACATTCTATTAGGGATCGGATCACATAAACACGTTCCATTGTTCAGATGGTTGTAAGTTTGGAGTAAGCATGAAGCTCACGCCTTTGTGTCTATCCTCGTCTACCCTTCACTTCACCGGTTGAAACATTTCTGTCCCAACAAAACTATTATACAACAATTAACTTGATATGTCAAGTCTTTTCGGTAATCTTGGTGCCGGTTGTCGGGATTGAACTGACGACCTACCGCTTACAAGGCGGTTGCTCTACCACTGAGCTAAACCGGCATTAAAAATGACATACTACTTATCTTATTATACACCATATGTCAGGGTGAATTTGGTGGAGGTGACAGGACTCGAACCCGCTACCTACTGCTTGCAAAGCAGCCGCTCTCCCAGCTGAGCTACACCCCCAATTAACTAATTAATCTCTAGTCGATGCAGTACCGGTGGGATTCTTCTGATAACCACCCGGACCAGCAGGTCTCTTTTCACGTTTAGGTTGAATGGCAGCACATAGTTCAGCGTCAATACATGCACGTTTCCACGCACCACGTTGATGTGCATCTTTGAACTTGCCTGTGGCTAAACTAATTTTAAGCAGCGAACTCATTCTATAATTTGGACCTGGTTTCATATATTTCCTCTTTTAAAAAACATTTGGCGGAAGACCGGGGACTCGAACCCCGAAGCCGTTTTAAAGCGACCGACGGTTTAGCAAACCGCTCCAATACCATTATGGGAGTCTTCCGTATTACTGGTACCAGCGGAGGGAATCGAACCCTCTCAAGAACGCTAATCTGGCGCTAAAAGGTTTATAAAACCTCTCTGACTACCAAGTCTCGCTGGCATAACTCTATGGTGGAAGTTAAAGGGATTGAACCTTTGACCTTGACCGTGTAAGGATCCTGCTCTACCGCTGAGCTAAACTTCCATTTCTATTTTGAAACACACTCGAGCCCAGGTCCTACGGCGTGCTCATCCGTTTCCTAAACTATGTCTAGTCTTTGAATGTGTTTTAGAATAGTGGCGGACTGAGAATACATCCTAACCTATTAGCACCTCAAGCATTATATGCCACCTTGCGAGCAACACTTCTCTTGACTTCCACTGAGCCCTATTGCTAGGTATCCCAGTCTGCTAACAGCATCGCCGTTTTTAAAGACAGGCAGTAGTCTTATCATCATATGCTATTCTACGCTTTAATTTCCGTTAACCTTGCGAGCTATTCGAGTGCGCTAACACCCTACGAAACTTCTAGCATAAACTAGTATCACCTTGCGAGCTTTACTAGACTCGGTTAGCTTGCGCCCCGAGCGTTAGATGCTTTTCACATATGACTGAGGTAGTCTTTGCGTTTTGTAAGATAGAAGGAATTGAACCTCCAGGCTTCTGTTTAAGAGACAGATGCTCGACCATTGAGCTATATCAACCTACTGCGATGTGCTACCTCGACTGCTTCATACTCTTTTGGAATACAAAATACAGCACACCACGTACCTTTCCTCTCGCGGAGTAATCAGTCGTCTTTCGCGACCAATGTCTACATATTGCTACGCATCCATCGACCACTAAAACTGCATACGAGCTCTTAGGTGCGACCCTTCGAACCAATACACTACCCTTTCTCATACTAATTAACTGGACTGGTTTAGTTGTGAAGACAGCACCACCTGTTTCTTTCCATCTACTCAAGTTCCCCTTGCGGGCTTGTAAGCAAACGTTCTTTCCACAACATCCGGCGTCATTGATACAACCACCCGTCGCTGAGTGATCGGACCCTCACGGGCCTGAGCAGGCTTGTCTAAATGAACTATCACTAGCGGAGTTATGTAGGCATACCTCCTTTGGGCATATCGCTATGCTTATTCTTCGTAGACGGCAAGCCGCCTACAGGATGTTAAACCACCCTTGAAATCTTATACAACTGCACACTCCCGGGAATCGAACCCAACCATATCGCCCAGGGCGACACTGTGCTCCACCACATCAGCGTGGCCTACGCCTTTGTGTGCATGTGTATAAGAACTCTTTCCATTAATTGAAAGCACTATAGCCCTACGGGACTTAGCGAATTTCTGAGTGGAGTTCGATTCTCCTCATAAGCCATTGCCACGGTTGTTTCAGAAGAGTAAGATGGCCCTATTCTTCATGAGTCTAAGCGTCCTTAGACGATACCCGTCAATGCCTTCAATTAATGGTGCGCAAGGAGAGACTCGAACTCTCAATCCTTTCGGCAATGGCTTCTAAGACCATCGTGTATACCATTCCACCACTTGCGCAAAATTACTAACTTAAATTTTTAATGAACGTTTAACTAATTTCTTAGTATGTGTATATTGTACACTCTAATCTATCATCTGTCAATGCATTTTGGTTAACAACAAAAAAATATTTTTGGTACTCTTGGAGAGACTCGAACTCTCACTCGCTATCCCCTCAAGATAGTGCGTCTACCAATTGCGCCACAAGAGCATTGGTGCGAGTGGCGGGACTCGAACCCGCATGCCTTTCGACGGCAGATTTTAAGTCTGCTGTGTATACCATTCCACCACACTCGCAATCTTGGTGCTACCTAGAGGGATCGAACCTCTTTCAACGGTGCTTCAAACCGCCGCTATGACCACATCAGCTAAAGTAGCATACATATCTAAACACACTAGCCACCGCAGATCCACGATGCCGCAGGCTAGGCCCTAAGAGCTACACTCGTTCTTTCACTAGTGCGTTTAGATATGGTGGATGATGCAGGGTTCGAACCTGCGACCGCTTGGATGTCGACCAAGTATTCTACCACTGAAATAATCATCCTAGTCTTGTACTGTAGTATCAACCACATCAACACTAACACTTTCGGAATAGTATCCATTGCTGGAACCATACCATCGAACAGTCACACTACCTTTTCGTGTACGAAAACGATAGAATGTCCATGTGTAAGACTCGTCTCCTGTAGCTTCACCTTCATAATCAGAAACTTCTTCAGCTTCAACTAGTGGTGCTCCAACTAGATCGTTGAGATCTCCGCAGATATCTTCTATGTAAACATGTTCGCAACAATCTTGGTTATGTTGGAATCTTACATAGTTTGTCTTAGACAGATACAAAGTTAGTACTTCACTGTCTGCTTCTACCTTGTATAATGTTCGTCCTAGAAGTTCCTTGAACTCTCGAACAGAACCTTTTAATGTATTAAATGTTTTTATTTTTTCCATGATATTTCTACTTCGTTGGGTTGAACCGGGGAATCGAACCCTCTCTAACTGTTTCACAGACAGTTGTGCGACCACTACACTAGGAACAACATTGATTGGTGCGCTCGGATGGAATCGAACCACCGTTCCGAACTTCGTAGGATCGTGTATTCTCCACTATACGACGAGCGCAAATTATTGTTTAACTTTCTCTAATGCATCTTTACGCATTAGAAATTTTCTATCTTGAATCGTTCTGCTAACCAATACATACTCTATGCCGTCAATTAGCTGAACTTCTTTGAGATCGTTGCAAACTACTCGTTCGCCGTTGAACTTGTTCTTGAGTGTAATTGTTTTCATAACTATTTCCTTGTATGGCCGGGCTTAGAGGAATCGAACCTCTACCTGCGGTTTCGAAGACCGTAATGATATCCATTTCACCAAAGCCCGATATGTGGCAGAGGGTATAGGAATCGAACCTATAATCACAGAGTCAAAGTCTGTTGTTATACCATTTAACTAACCCCCAACATAATGAATTTGTAAGCCTACGTCGACTTTTATCGTAGATTTATTCAGGACTTACCGGCCGCCTAGCCTGACCTCGACACGCGATGGATATCACTTGGGATCCGTCCAGCGTAGTCTCCTTTACAGACCTCCGCAGTTCCCCGCGGGTGGGAGTTGAACCCATTTGCCTTCTACTAACTTGGTCCTTCGAAGAAACCTCATTAGCGTGACTTCACTTGCTGACGCTTACAAAACTTGGTGCCCCAGGAAGGAATCGAACCTCCACACCCTGATTACAAAACAGGACCTCTACCACTAAGGATACAAGG